TCACTCGTTCGCATAGCCCTTGCGCCGCATGCATTGGGCGAAGATTTCCTTGCGGTAGCCGTATTGCGGCGTCTCCGGCAGAGGGCGCAGGGGATAGCCGCGCAGGCGCATGGCGTTGTCCACCTGTTCGTTGCATTCGTCGAAGGCGATGGTCGGGACGTCCTGGCCGGCCGTCCAGTCGCGGTAGGCCGGCGGGCCGCCGCAGCCGGCCAGCAGGGTCAGCGCCGCCAGCCCGGCCGGCAGCATCCATGGACGTGCGTTCCTGAACCCGGTCATGGCTCTTCCGATCCCTCGTTTCCGCCCCCGAATTGACGCTACCACGACCGGGCTTTCCCGATCCATTTTCGGACACCATTTTTGAAAGCGCGCCTTTTCGGCAACGCTGCGCCGCGGACAACGCAGACGCACGAAAATCGCCGCCGGGAAAGCGCCCCGATCTGGTAACACGGTCTCTGCCCCCGATCGGCGGGAGCTGTGGTGTCGTGGCTCGATGGTCGGTCTGGCGTCACGGACGGAGGGGATGGGCATGTCTGGGATTTCGCGGCGGGTGCATGGCGGCGCCGCGCTGGCGGTGGTGATGATGGTGTCGGTTCTGGCGATGGGAATGCCCGGCTCCGCGCGGGCGGAGCCATCGACCGCCGACATCCAGTGGGCGCAGACCATCCTGAAGGAAAAGGGTTACGACATCGGCGGCCGGGCCAAGGGCCAGATGACGCCGGAGACCCGCAACGCGCTCCGCACCTACCAGAAATCGGCCGGCCTGCCGGTCACCGGCAACCTCGACCAGGCCACCGTTTCCAGGATGATGGGCGAGCGCGAGCAGAAGGCGGCGCCGACCATGGGCAGCCTGTCCAAGAGCCAGGTCGGCCAGACCCGCCGCGACAAGGAGGTGGCGCCGCGCGCCGCCCCGACCGGCCGCGTCGATGCCGGCAACGAGAGCGTCGGCGGCATGGCCCAGTTCGGCGGCGCGCCGGTGTCGTCTTCCTCTTCCTCTTCCTCTTCCTCTTCCTCGGGCAGCCATGGCGCTCCAGCGGCGTCTCCGGCTCCGGCGCCGACCGCCGCGGGGCGTCCGGCCGCCGGCCACACGGCGAACGCCAGCGAAAGCCCGGCGCCGCAGGCGGCTCCGCGCGGTGCGGTGTCGGCCACCACGCCCGACGGCAAGCCGGTGCCGGTGGAGGACGCGGCGGCTGTCGGCGCTGCCCCGTCGGTCTGGCAGTCCAACGCCGCGCGCGTCGGGGTCGCCGGACTGATCGCCGCGACGCTGGGCGGCATCGGCTTCGCCTGGTGGCGCAGCGGCCGGGGCGTCGATCCGCTCAGCCGGGCGCCGGCGGGCGACGACCGTCCGCGCGAAAGCCGCATCGAGCCGAGCTTCGGTTCCCCCCGCCGGCGGGAGGAGCTGACGCCCGGCCCGCGGCTGACGGCGGAGGCGCGGCGGCGCTGAGCGGGTTTCAGCAGGCCCCCTCCCCCGACCGTGGAGGGACGGGAACTGCCGTCGTCACATCATCATCGGGCAGCCGCCCCCACCCCCGCAGCCCCCGCTGGCTGGGCAGGCGGGCGCCGGGGCGGGCTTGGACTTGCCGACGCGGGGGGCCATGATCGCCTTGGCGACCTCGGTGCCGCCGCAGGACGGGCAGGGAATGCCGGCGGTCTTCTTGGCGTCATAGTCGGCCATATTGTCGAAGTATGCCGCATCAACCGCCGAAAAACGCTTGAAAATCAACTCGGTAAGCGCGGCTATAGATGACGTGAAAGCATGGGAAAACATGTTGTTTCACGCTAACGCCATCAATGACTTAGCGGGCAATATCGAATTGCCCGCGCTGCCCTAAGAGCATTTCACCTCAGTCCACTCCGCGCCCCGAACATCCCGGTACAGGGCGGTCATGTCCGGCGACTTGTGCCCCAGAAGGGCCTGGGCGTTGATGCCCTGGGCGTCGTACAGGCGGGCTGCCAGCGACCGGATTTCATGGAAGCTGGGCGGGGTGCCGTCCCACGTCCTGCCGGTCTTGTCGCGGGCTTCGGCGAACCAAGCGGTGATGGTGTGCGGTCGCACCCGGTCGCCGGGCTTGGCCCGGCCGGCGAAGGTGGCGTGGTGGATGAAGTGCTTCGACAGGACGTTGTCCCGGCAACGGGCGATCACGTCGCCCACCGACCATCCCATCGCCTGAAGGCGCAGCTCCAGCGGGATGCAGATGCGCACGCCGTGCTTTTCGGTCTTGGCCGGAATGACCCACAGCTTGCCGTCCCTGACGTCGCGCGGACCAAGCGTGGCGATTTCCTCTCGCCTCTGACCTGTGACCAATGCCAGCTCCATGGCGCGGGCCAACCACGCGGAGTAATCGCGCAGGGCCACGGCATGGATGGCCTGGAAGTCTTCCAGGGTCAGGCGGGCGCGCTGCACCTCCGCGTGGGCGGCCTTGGTGGCAGTGGCTGGGTTGATCTGCGTCCAGCCCTTCGAGACGGCGACGCCAAAGAAATCCAGCAGGAAACCCCGCATCGCCTTCGCCATGCGCATCTTACCGCGCTCTTCCCACCCGGCGAGGAAGTCGGCAACGTCGCGAGTCGTGAGCGCCTCTACCCGCTTCCCCTCCCATGCCGTGCGGACGGTGCGGAGATAGCGGGTCGAGGCGTCGTAGGTGTTCTTCCTGATCCGGTTGGTGGCATAGCGCGTGTCCAGCACGCCGCTGAACAGGTCGCAGAATGCGTCGACGCTGCTGTCTTTGCCGCCTGTGATCCGGTCGACCAACCGGCGCTTCACGCGCAATCCATCGACCACATGGTTGGCCTCAATCGCTTGGTCGACCGCGCTTTTCCGGTCTCGGCCTAGACCGTGTTCCTTCCCGGTTTGGGGGTCGCGCCAAGAGAAATAGCCGTTCCGCTCGTAGAGGTTGGCCGGCAACCCGCGGGTCGCCCGGCTACGCCGTCTTCCCACGTCCGCGCTCCTCCAAGATCTTTTCCGCCAGCGATCCGCGTCGCGGCTTGGCCGGCGCTGAACGGGCTATGGGCTTGGTGGGGTCAATATAGATCGCGGTCGGTTGCACGAAGAACGTCCGTCCATGCTTTTCGGCAGGGGGAAAGATGCGCGATTCCCGCGCCCAGCGACGGAGCGTGTCAATCCCCGGCGAGTGATCGCCGTAGGTTTCGCGCGCCCATTGTTCCAGGGTCAGCAGCTTGCTCATTCTCTCACCTCACCAGCAGGGGCTGCACCGCCCCATCGCCATAGATCATGTCCTGTGGGACATCGCCGGTCGGCTCGTCCCCATCCCAGCCGTTCGGCCAAGTGCCGGCCGCAATCAGCTCGCGGATGCGGTTTTCTTCCTCGGGGTTCAGCATGTCGATGACGGGGCGGCCGATCTGCGCGGCGGCTTCGTTCACGGCTGCCTGGATCGACAGGATGCGGTCTAGACCCATCAGCCGGGCTTCGAAGGTCAGCGGCCCCATGCGCTGCCGGTTCTTCGCCGTGGCGATGGTGCCATCGGCATTCAGCCCGGTCTTCTTCAGCCGGTGTTTCGGCAAGCGCAGCTCGCGGTACAGCGGCTTCAGCCCCTCCAAGGGAGAGAGGTACGCCCACTTCGCCGACCTCAGGCTCGACTCGAGCGCCAGTTCCTTCTGTGCCAGCGGGCAGCCGGTGCAGCCCGTGCGGGCGTTGATTTCCTCCGCCTCGTCCCCGCCGTAGGCATCGGCAATATCCGCCGTGGCCCAGCCGGCGGCATGGGCATCGAACATCAGCCATTCCCATACATGGCAGACCCGCCAGTGCAGCAGCGGGGCCAGCGTAGCGATTCGCCCGCGGATGCCCTTGGCGTTTGGCAAGACCTGCTGATACCAGCCCTGACCGCACTCCCCGCCGTCCTTGCCGCAGGAAAGGGCAATCCGCTGGTCGCGCGCCGCGCTTTCGCCCAGGCGGACCCCGGTGATCATCAGGAAGGTGCCGTCGACGGCATTGATCTGCTGTTCGATGGCCGCCGTCATCGGGTCCACCTTGATCTGGCGGGTACACCAACGAAGCGTGTTGTTGTTCGGCGGCGGCACCCCGCGCCCCAGGATGTAGACGAGGAAGCGCTTTTCGAGCGGGGCCGTGACCACGCGCACCGTGATCCCGCGCGACCGCAGCTGATCCATGATCCGCTGGGCGGCGATGGCGAGCGGCGGCAGCTCCTGACGGGTGTCGGCATAGAAAACGGTCAGTGAGCGCGGCCGGTGGATACGGCCGGTGTCCAGCAGATGCACCAGCAGGGTCAAGGTGGCGGAACTGTCCTTGCCACCGCTCCAGGCGATGCCCCAGTGCGCATGATCGGCACCATGCGCCAGCAGGCTCTGCACCGTCAGGTCGATGGCGTCGGCCTTGTGCAGGCGTTCGCTGTCCCAGAGGGTCGCTTGCAGCTTGCTCATTCCTCGCCCTCCGGATACAGGAAGTCGCGGACGTCGCCCCAGCGGTCGGCGGTGCGCTCGAGCTGCGCCCGGTACTCGTCTTCGCGGGCGATGGCGGCTTCCCAGGCGTCGCCGTCGATCAGGCCGTCAATCTGGTCGCGGATCAGCTTGTCGATAACGGTGGGGTCGAGTGCGTCCAGCTCCCACGACTGGTCACCGTGGCGCTTGATGTAATCGGCAAAGCGGCTGTCGGCCTCCTTCGCGGGATTGGGCGGCGGACGGTAGCGCCGGACCTGATCCATGTTCAGCGCCAGCCGGCGGATTTCGATCATGTCAGCATCCCCGGCGAACAGGCCGAGCCGGTCGCCGTTGTCGCGCGTCATGTCCAGCCCGGACGGGTCATGGTCGCCCAGGTGCAGCACGACCACGCGCTTGCCGTCCCGGTGTTTCTGCCGAAGCCGGCGGCCCGCGCGCCACTGTTCGCTCTGGCTGGTGTAGCCACGGCAGGCGAAGAACGGGACATAGAAATCCGTGCAGACCGGTTCGATCACGCCGACCAAGGCTTCCTTCTCAATCCACACCTCGACGTGTGCGGGCTGATCGGCCCACCGGTCCACCCGGAACTGCGACGCGCAGGCGTCGATGATGCTTTCCGGATCCGTCCATGTGGACACGCGCTGAAGGTTGCGCGTGCGGTCTTCGATGGCCTCCCAGTCGATCAGCCCGGCCATGCGGCCATCGTTCACGATCTGGCCGAGCCGCTTGTAGCTCTGCATGGTGTTCGGGATCAGCGCCCGCGCCACGAACTGGTAGTACAACTGCCTCAACGTCAGCGTGAAGCCCTGCCGCTGGTAATCGGCAATGATGTCGTTCGCCTGAAGGATCACCTCTTCGTTCTTGGCGCTGAAGCGCTTCTGCACGAAAGCTTCACGGGGCATGGTGGTCGCCCTCCTTCGGGAAGAGGTGGCGGCCGATCAGGGCGATGGTGTCTTCACGCGACGGCAGGGCGGCGAACAGCTCACCCTCTTCGGTGCAGCCGTCGCACAGGCGCGTGGTGCGATCGATGCGCGTGCGTTCGCCGCAGGCGGTGCAGTGGCCGATGACGGTCATTCAGCGGCCCTCCTTCGGGAAGCGGTTCAGCAGCCCTTCGGTCAGCTGCCGCAGGTTCATCAGCGCGTTGCGCCCGTCCAGCGGGCACGGGCCGGCTTCTTTCAGCCGGTCGATCAGCCGTTCCAAATCGGCGACGGCGGACAGGCCCGCCCGGTGCAGGTTCTGCTGTTTGGTCATGGTTCTCACTTCCGCCGCTCGCGGCGGCCGGTCTTGGGGTTGAAGGTGCGGGGCCGCCACCGCCGGCCGGCGGCGCGGTCTTCGTCGAGGAAGTCGGAGACAAGGGCGGTGACCGCGGCGAAGCCGCCGGGCTGGCGCAGGACGCGCCACGTCATCACCGCTTCGTAGAGCTTCGCGCCGCGCAGCCGCGCCCGGTTGTTCCAGGCGACGCGGCAGAACGGGCTGCAAAATTCCTGCGCCAGATCGGTGACCGTGTAGACGGCTCCGCACTCCCGGCACACCGACCCACGGGCCGCAGGCTCGGCGGGCCGTCCTGGGGCTTCTGGCGGAACGCGTGTACACGCCGCGGATTTGCTGGGGTTCGGCATCACTGCACCCGCAGGCGCAGGTTCACCAGATACATGCAGCTGGTCTTCTGCCGCCGCAGGCCGCGCGCGGTCATCTGGCGCATCAGGCCGTTCTGGGACATCGGTTCCAGGCCGCGCGGCTTGCACCATGCGACATAGGTTTCCCACATGGCCGAAACCTTCAGCCGCGCGCCGGGGGCCGGTTCGGTGCAGTCGGCAAGGAACGAGTCCACCCAGTCCGGCGGTTCGTCCCCCTTCTTCTTGGACTTGGTGGCGTCCAGCGGCGGCAGGGGCGAGGACCGCCACAGCCGGCGGGCGGCGTCGCGACCGCCCAGCATGCGCGCTTCGCGGATGATGTCGATCCACAGGCGGTAAATCGCTTCAAGGCCGGGGTCGTTCGTCTGCGGCACGGCGGGCAAAGCTCCGCCGTCCACCGGATCATTGGTGGTGTCGGTCATGTCGAAGTCTCGGAATGCGTGGCCCCGGCAACCCCCGGCACTTCCGCCGAAGCCGGGGGTCACTGGCTGGGACACACGCTATGTGGCTGGATTGCGCCAGCCGCGCCCGCTGCCTGTTGCGGCGGCGGCCGGAGGGGACACAGTGCATCCGCTCTGGTCGCTGTCGCACAGCTTTAAGGAGCGGCCGGGGCCATGACAGCCCCGGCCGCGTGCGCTACCATCGGGGCACCACACCAACCGATGGAGCGTTTCCGTGAGTGGCATTTCGTCAAACCAACTGCTGATATGGCGTGAGGAATTGAGAAGATATTCTCTTCCTGCGCCCGATGACGCTGATGCTGTCAATGCAAAAAGCGTTGCAAGCGTAAGTATATCAGAAGCAAAGAGTGGAGTTGTTCTTCGGTTTGTCTCAAAAGGAGACGGTGAATTTCTGACGGTTGATTTAAAAATTAACGCCGTTGTAGCGCGAGCAATCGCCGCATCCATCCGTGCAGCGGGCCAAGATGCCGGTTGGCTTGATCGGGACGGTGAGCTGGTGGTTGCCCCTGGAACCGAAGCACCGAGCCATTAAGTTTCCGCACCTGCGAGCATATCCCTAGATGGCAACCGATGCGCCAGAGCTTGGCGCGAAGGCGCATCGGCCATGTCACGCGCTTCCACAGTCCGTCCGCGTGGTAGACCGAAACAACCGCTTCCCAGGTGTCAGTATCGAGCCGGAATTTGAGGTTCTGTTCCTCCGCGTAATGCAGCGGAAGGCGAAGTTCGTAAGCAAATCGCTTGCCTTCCCAAACCTCCCACTTCGTCTGATCGACTTGGGCAAAGATGGGAAGCAGATTCGGAGCACCGGTGATGTTCTCGCTCATGCGTTTGCTCCCCGTCAGGCAGCGTGCTTCACGCCCAGCAACTCGCGGGCATAGCCGCGGGCGGCTTCGGCATGCTTGGCGAGGTCGCTGGCGCTGAAATCGGTCAGCAGGTCGGTATCGGTGACGGGGTCGCCGGCCGCGCCCAGGTCGGCGATTTTGCGGCCCATGGCGCGGGCGGTCGCGTGCAGGTCAGACGGGCTGCGCTTCGAATGGCGATGCTTCAAGGTGGCCTCCATGGCTTTGGGATTGCGGTGGGTCTTCCGGCCCGCCGCTGTCGCGCGTACCATTGGCGTCGCTACACAACCGAATGGGGCGCTGACATGGGTGTGTTCGATGGATTGAGCCGTTTCTTCCGGCGAACAGAAGCTGTGCCGCCGGTTATGCCCGCGTCCTTCCAGCCGGAAGGGCTGACCGAACCGGATGATGCGGACATGACTGGCTTGTTCGTGACCATCGGGGTTGACTTGGCACTGGTTGACCAGTCGGACCATGATGGCCGCGCGCATTTCTGTGTTGGGAACGACAAGTTCCAGGCCATCGCCGAAGATGCGGCCGGGTCTACCTTTGCCATCGACTATCAGGACAGCAAGGGTACCCTGTCGCGGCGGCGAATCACGATGCGAGAGCTTTATACGAACGGCGAGCGGACCTACGTGCAGGCGTTCTGTCATGAACGCCGCGCGGCCCGGTCCTTCCGCTTCGACCGGATCGTCGAGGTGATCGACCTTGATGGCGAGTGCCATGACCCGCGACGGTTCTTCACCGAAGCGCTGGGACTGGAGTTCCCGACCGTCGCAACGGTCAGCAGCCCGACCAAAACGCCCGCCAGCCCGGTTCGTTTCGAGCAACCGGCCCCACGCAACCGCGTCGCCGGTCCCGACGTACGAACGACGGACAAGCCGGGGATGGCCCAGCGCCGGGCGGCGCGCGATGGGCTGCGCGTGCTGGTCGCCTTGGCCCGTGCCGATGGCGAACTGCACCCCGAAGAGGTGGAAGTCATCCTGGATTACATCGCGGAGCAGTCGGACCTGTGCGGCGTCGAGATGACGGAGGCTGATCGCGCAGCCCTGTTGCCGTACCTGAGGCGGCAGCAGCCCGGTTGGGATGTTCTTGGCGATTGTCTGTCGGCTTTGAACACTGCGCCGCGCATTCGGCAGCGCCTGCTGATCCGCTACGCCATGCAGTTGATGGACGCGGACGGAGTGCAGGACCCGGCCGAATTTGAACTCGTCATGCGTATTCAGCAGGAATTGGCAGCGAAGTAACGGCATATCGCAGCCTCAGAAAAATCCCCGGCGGACCGCGTTCCAGTCCGCCGGGCAGGTTGGGAGGATCGTTCAAGAGGGCCGTGCAAGGCTTCCGAACAGCCCAACCATATGCGCATGCGCATTCGTGGCGCAAGAGAGAAAATGCGCTTACGCATTACCTCGGCAGCATTGTCAGAAACAGGCGCAACTCCCCCTCATGGCTGATTCGCCCACACCGGGAGAAGTTTTAACAAATTCCCGCAGGAGGCGGTTGAGACAACGTTCCTATTATGTTCCTATATGGGATTACGATTTTGGAGGAAGATTATGACGAGCGAAGCGGGCTTGGCCGAGTTAATAGAGGCTTTCAACAGCTTGCCGAAGGATGAGCAACGGGAGCTTCAATTAGCTATCAGTCGGCGCGCCCGAGCCGCCCGCGAGCGGCTGCGGCTCGCTTACGAAGAAGGTCTTCAAGATCCTTGCGCTCTTCAGGGTCCACAACACCTATTACCTGAAGGTCTTCAGCTAGCCGAGCGCTTGCTTCTGCGTCCGTGATGGTTGCCTCAACGCTATCTGACAACAGGAAATCATCAACCGTTTGGCCGGCGAATGCCGCCAACGCAACCAAGTTCTCTGGCTTGATATCCGCGCCCTTAGTCCATCTGTTCACAGTCGATTGATGGACACCAATCTTTTCAGCCAGCTCCAGCTGCGTGAGCCGGTGGCGCTCTAGTAAGCGTACAATTTTCTGCGCAAGGTTCACCATGCGCCCATGCATATAGCCGAGCGACGCGCATGGCAAATGCGGTAACGCATTTGGCTCTTGCACACTAATGCGCATGCGCATACGCTCCCCGCATGAACCAGATGCGCCACATCCGAACGGCCATTCTCTGCATCTCGCAGAAGGCCATGGCTGAAATCGTCGGACGAGACCAAGCGACCATCAGCCGGTGGGAAAGCGGGGAGCTCGACCCCTCACGCCGTGAAATGGAACGCATCCGATGCCATGCGATGGCACGCGGCAAGCCGTGGGATGACGCGTGGTTCTTCGATCCGCCTCCGGCGATGGCTGACCGGAAGGTCGTTGCCGCATGAGCAGAGTAACAGCAACTGCCGGACGCAGCGCGCCGCAGCGAACCGCCCGCTTCGGGCTGACGGGACTGTGCGTGCGGGTGTCGATGCTGCGTCCGGTGGGCTTCGGGCATGGCGTGATTATGTCGGCGCGAACGTCTCGCGTCATGTGCAATCCCAAAGAGAGTGTCGGACATGACCAAGCGCCGTGATCCACTGTCCCTTGAGGACGCGGTTTTCCTCGCCCATGCCTGCCTGGGTGATTCCGGGGTCGAAGAAATCACCGGCAAAAGCGCCCGGCTGGTGCGCATGTGGTCGGACCCCGACGACGACGGCCACAAGATCCCGCTGATCCAGGCTCTGCGGCTGGATCGCGCGCTTGTGGTGCGGGGCGAGCATCCGTCCATCCTGACCGCCTACAAGGCGGAACTGCGCCGGGCCCATGCCGCCGCCACCGTGCCCGGCGACCCCATGGCCCGGCTGGTCGATGCCATGGCCGAGATGGGCGACCTCGCCGAAGAGCTGCGCCGCGCGCGCTGCCCCAACGGCGAGGGCGGCCGGCAGATCACTCCGGAGGAGGCGCGGGAAATCCTGCGCGCGCTGGGCGACCTGCGCGGCGAGCTGCTGGCGCTGGAAACCGACGTTGTCGCGGGGCTGCCCACGCTCCGGCCGGTCGAGGTGGCGTCATGACGGCGCTGCTGACCCTCGGGGGCTGTGCCCTGGTGCTGTCCGGGCGGATGGATCATCCGGCCGACGCGCGATTCCTCGCCGCCTGGGGCGAGGGCGCCTCCGCCCGCATGGCGGGCGAGCTGCTGTCGCAGAACCCGTATGTGCCCGACACCGTCAGCGGCTGGGGCTGGGCGAGCGGCTGGACCGAGACCTACCCGCTGACCGCGGCGCTGTCGCTGGTCGAACGCGGAGGGCCGTAGCCATGACCGGCCCGCGTGACCTCGATCCCGGCATAGCCCTGTCGCTGGCCTGCGGCCGGGTGCTGACCGGCAAGCCCCATGAGGATGATCGTGCGGCCCTGGCTGAAGCGATCTTCGCCGTTCCCGACCGCCCCAGCGCCGCGCGCGGGTTGGCTCAGGTCGCCACCGCCTGGTTGTCCGGCGACTTCGACAACCGGGCGCTGGTCGCCGCCCTGACCGTCTTCAACGCTCCTTTCTGCGACGGCAGGTCTGCCGGCCGTCGTCCTCATCCGCCGGCCGCGCCGGGCGCCCAGATGCCCCGCGCCGCCGCCACCCACGCCGCGAGAGTGGCCCAAGCCCTGGAGGATTGACCCATGTCCGCCACGTTGAACGCGTTCCTCCGCAGTGCATGCGAGGGACGCGAAGCCTCCGTTCGTGTCCGTGATCTGTTCAACGTCTACACTGCGTTCTGCGATTCCAAGCGCCTGCGGCCCCTGACGCGGGCCAACTTCGGCCGGCGGCTGTCCCATCACGGCTACCAGCCGCAACGGGATGGGCAGGGCCACACCTGGGTTGCGGGGATCGGTGTCCGGTCTCTGCCCGGCCTGCCGCGGGTCGCCCATCGCCCGGTGCTGCTGCTGCCGGAGGGGCTGACCGGATCGGACATCGAGGCGCTGTCCATCGTGGTGGGCGAGCTGGCCGCCGCGCGGAAGGCGGTGGACGACGGAGCGGCGGCCGATGACGAGCTGTCGCCCGGCACGCTGGACGTGGCCGGCGGGGAATACCTGTCCCATGCCGGCTATCACCGCCGGAGCGATTTCCCGGCGGGACAGCCGTCCGATTCCTGGCTGCTGGAGCCGGAGGACTGGCAGCCGACGAAGCCGATGGATGATGCCGTGCGCGGGTGCGTGTTCGGCATCGCCGCCGTGGCCTACCGCCTGCGGGCGGGCGAGCGGGCGGAGGGCTGACGCCATGGGAGACCATTGCACCATCGGATGGGTGGTCGCGCTCGCGCAGCAACTCAACGCCATACCGGCCAGCCTCAACCCGATCCGGGGATGCAGCCGTCTCAGCGAAGCCTGCCGGAACTGCTATGCCGCCGGCATCGCCCATCGCTTCGGTCACAAGGGCAACGGCGTCTATGCGGGCCTGACCGATCTGGACCCGAACGGCACGCCGAGGTTCAACGGCACCCTGCGGTGGGTGCCGGAGGTGTTGAGCACGCCGATCAATGCCAAGCGCAGCCGTGTGTATTTCGTCTGCGACATGTCGGACTTGTTCCATGGCAGCGTCGAACAAGACTGGATCGATCAGGTCTTCGCCATGATGGCGCTGTGCCAGCATCACCATTTCCTGTTGCTGACCAAGCGCCCGGATCGGATGCGCCAGTATCTGGCCGATCCAGATGCGCCACGCCGTATTGAAAAGCACGTCTTCGACATGGGCGTCCAAACCCGCCGCTCCAACGAACTGCATTACATCTTCACCGATCATCGGAGTGACGATCAATGGCTTCCCTTTTGGCCGCTGCCCAATGTCTGGACCGGTGCGACCGTGGAAAATCAAGCGGCGGCCGATGAGCGCGTGCCCGAGCTGCTCGGTGTGCGCTGATTTCTGCGTTTTCTATCGGTCGAGCCGATGCTTGGACCGGTGGACCTCACGGCGATTGAATGTCGTGAGGTGGGGGGCAAAGGAAACGCTCTGACCGGGCACTACTCGCGCGTCGGCCGTATCGAAGGAGAGCTGAAGTCTCTTCGGGTATATGGGGGGTGCTTGGGATGGGTGATCTGTGGCGGCGAGAGCGGGCCTAACGCACGACCGAGTAGCCGTCGATGGGTGCGGGCATTGCAAGAGCAATGCACTTCCGCGGGCCGTCCGTTCTTCTTCAAGCAGTGGGGCGAGTGGGAGCCGGCCGGGCTGTGCCCTGCTGGAACCGCCGGCCGCTTCGCCTTCGGCGATTATGATTTTGATCGGCCCCGCTTCCATCAGGTCGATGGCTTCCCTCGCCAATTCGACATGTTCGGCGCACGCGCCGTCCTGAAGCGCGTCGGCAAGAAGGCCGCCGGCCGGGTGCTGGATGGCCGGACGTGGAACGAAGTCCCGGAGGTGCGGCCATGACCGTCCCGAAGAAGGCTCTGTCCGTCCGTGCCCCGTGGTGGTGGTTAATCCTGCATGGCGGCAAGGACATTGAAAATCGGGACTGGCCGACGAACTACCGCGGCTCCGTCCTGATCCACGCGAGCAAGTGGTGGGGCACGACCGAAGTCCTGCTGACGATGCAGGAATTCGGCCCGCTGGCCGAACGTGCCGGTGCGCCGCGCGTCACCATGGAACAGGTCCGGCCCTACGGCGGCTGCATCGTCGGCATGGTCGACATCGTCGGCTGTGTCAGCGCCAGCGACAGCCCGTGGTTCTTCGGCGATTACGGTTTCCAGCTCGCCAACCCGGTGGCGTTCCGGGAGCCGGTCCCGTGCAAGGGCGCGCTGGGATTCTTCACGGTGTCGCCGGACGTGATGGAGCGTGTCCGCGCCCAGGTCGGAGGCAACCGGCCATGACCAGCGCTTCCTACCTGGGCGACCTGCGGCGGCTGGCCCAGGACGTCACCAGCCTGCACGCGGAGTGCGAGACGCTGCACACCGCCATCCTGTGCCTGCGCGCGGGCAGACGGATCGGCATCGACGTGCAGCAGCATCTGGCCTTGCGGCGGCAGATCAGCGACGTCGCCGCAAGCCGGCTGCCGCCCATCACCCTGGTCGGCACCGCCCTGGTGATGGTGCCGGCGGGCTACCGGCTGGAAACCACCACGGGCGACCTGCGGGCGACGATCAGCCGCGGGGGCCGGGCGCACAGCTCGTGGGGGTTCTTCTCTCTGGCCCTGTCCATCGCCGATGCCTGCCTGTGGGCGCATGTCCGCGATCTGACGGACGGCGGGGAGGTTCGGCCATGACCGAAGTTGCCGGACCGGAACTGTTCCAGGCGGCGGCGGCCTATGCCGCCCGCGGCTGGGCGGTGTTCCCGTGCGTGGCCGGGGACAAGCTGCCTTACAAGGAAAAGGACTTCTTCGAACACGGCGTCAACGACGCCAAGACCTCGCCCTATTGGGTGAAGCAATATTGGACCCGCTGGCCGCGCGCGAATGTCGGGCTGGCGGCCGGCGAACAGTCCGGCTTCTGGGTGATGGACGCCGACATCAAGGACGCGGTGGGCGACAAGCCGGCGGAAAACGGCTTCGAGACGCTCGAGATCCTGTCCGGCCTGTTCGGGGAGCCGCTGCCGGACACGCTGGGCCAGCATACCCCCAGCGGCGGCCGGCACTGGCTGTTCCGCTGGCCGGGGCGGCCGGTGAAGAACAGCGCGCGGTCGCGGCTGGGGCCGGGTCTCGACACGCGGTCGACCGGCGGGTACATCCTCGCCGCCCCGTCGATCCACCCGAACGGCGGCCGGTATGCCTGGATCGGCAGCCCGGATTCCACCCCCGTCGCGCCCGCCCCGGAATGGGTGATTCGGCTGCTGATGGCGGAGCCGGATGACTTGGAGTGGCTGCGCCTGCGCCTCGACGGTCGCGAGTTGCCGGCCTTCCTCGCCAAGCGCATCGGCCAGCCGGTGCCGAAGTCCGCCGCACGCGCTCCTTCGACCAAGACCGAACGCATCTCCGCCTATGCCCGCGCCGCGCTGGATGACGAGGTGAAGACCGTCCGGCAGACCGGGCCGGGCAACCAGAACAACGCGCTGAACGAGGCCGCCTTCAAGCTGGGCGGGCTGGTCGTGACGAACGCCCTGCCGGAAGACCTTGTCCGCCAGCACCTGATGGCGGCGGCGCTGGGGTGGAGCATCGACCCGCGCAAAGGCGGGTGGGACACGGCGCATCTGGAAAAGATCATCGACGGGGGCATAGCCGCCGGGCGGAACCACCCGCGCGACGTCCCTGATCCGCCGGAGCGCCAGCAGCGGCGCTATCAGCCCCAGCGCCGTCAGCGTGGCGGTGCTCCGTCGCCTGCCACGGTGGGCGTGCAGATGGCCGCCGGCCGGGCGGTGTGGAATGCCCGCGCCGCGTCGCTGACCGATACCCCCGCCGCGGCCTTCCTGGCTGCCAACGGTGTGGACCCGGCGACCGCCGGGCCGTGGTTCGGCTTCGGGGAGGTGGAGTACCTGCATGGCCCGGACGGGGCGGAGCCGGGGTGCATCGGCCGGTATCCCGCTCTGTTGGCCTGCATGGCGCGATGGCCGGACCGGGACGGCAAGCCGGAGGTGCGCGCAGTCCTGGCGACCTTCCTTGCGCCGGACGGCCGGACGATGGCGACCGTTGCCGATCCCAACACGGGTGAGGTGCTGCCGCCCCGCCGCCTGATCGGTGCGTGGCAGGGCGCGGCGGTGCGCCTGGGCAAGCTGTCGGGGGAGCGGCTGCACCTGTGTACCGGGGCGGTGATCGGGGCGCAGACCCGCAACGCCTATCCGGGCGTGCCGGTATGGATCGGCGGGCCGGTGTCGGCGCTGCTGCACATGGCGCTGCCGGAGGCGGTGCGCGACGTGATCGTGATCGGCGCGGACTCCGCGTCTGACGAGATGCGCGGCCGGGTCGCGCGGGCGCTGGGCGGTGATGGCCGGGTGACTGTGCGCTTCCCACCCCGCCGGGCGCGGAATGGGGGCGGCCATGGATGACGCTGCCGCCCGCCTGCTGGCCTTCCGCTACATGGCTTCTACCGACCGGCGGGCCGCTGACGTCTACCGCTGGTGCCGCCGGCTGCTGGGGCACCGTGACCGAGCCCGAGACTGCAACGCCCTGTGGTCGGATGCCTTCGACCTGCTGGTCGTGCTGATCGCTGATTCCGAGACTTTCGCCGCCGGCATCGCCCGGCGCGTGGCTGTGGCCGAACGGGCGGCGGCGAAATTCGACCAAGACCGAGAACGGGGGGTAGCATAATGGGCGGTCGAGTATTGTTGCGGGATAAAGGAAGTTTTCTGTCTCGCATTGAGCTTGCAAAAGCAATAGGCGTGGACCCTGACGCAATGAAGTGGTGGATAAAGAAAGGCTTCGTCAAAGTCGCTACCGTCCAACAAAATGGAGCGCGTCTTTTCGTCATGCCGCAAGATCGTGATCTGAGAGTTCTTGCTGTAACGCAAGCTCTGATTACGTGCGGCTTGGCTCACGATAAAGCCTTCCTCATTGCGCGAGCCGATCCGGCTTCTGCCGAGAAAATGTGTGCAGAAATGCGCGCCTTGATAGATCGAGCAGGTGGGCTTGTGGGATGACGCGCTCCCTCCCCGCCCCCCTCCTGTTCGATCTACCGGCGATTGGGGGCGACACTCCCTCTCGGGCCGCATCGCTGTCGGGCAAGCCCGCGTCGTGGCGCTGGGGCAGCCTTGCGCCAGCGGCGTACAGCCTGATCATGGCTGACCCGCCGTGGCGCTTCTACAACCGCTCCGCCAAGGGCGAGGCCAAGAACCCGGTGGCGCATTACCCGTGCATGCCGGTGGACGCCATCAAGGCGTTGCCGGTGCAGCAGCTCGCCAACCCGCGGGGCTGCCTGCTGTGGCTGTGGGGCACCTGGGCCATGCTCCCCGATGCGATCGCCGTGGGGGAGGCGTGGGGCTTCCGGTACGTCACCGGCTTCCCCTGGGTGAAGCGCACCCCCGCCAGCGGAAAGCTGGCCTTCGGCCCCGGCTACGTCGTCCGGGTCTCGACCGAGCATGTCACCCTGTGGGCCATCGGCGACCCGCCCTATGGGCCGGGCTGCGCGTCGGAACGCGGCATCCTGCTGGACGGTGGCGAAGCCCTGGACGCGGCCACGCGCGAGCATAGCCGGAAGCCGGACGAGCAATACGCCATGGCACGCCGGCTGATCCCCAGCGGCCCCGCGTGCGAGCTGTTCGCCCGCCAATCCTGGCCCGGCTTCGACGCCTGGGGGAACGAGACGGACAAATTCACGGCGGCGGATGCCAGGGAGGTGGCGTCATGACCCGCCGGCACCCCTCCGCGCCTCCCCCCGCCCCCCTCCAAACATGGGCGCCCGATGGGCGTGCCAGAGGCTTTCAGGTGCGCGATGCCCGATGACGGAGCCAAGATCGTGCCGGCTGACCAGCCCGACGCCCTGGAAGACCTGCGACAGCATATCGACGGCGCGGTCGCGGTCGATGCCGGCACGGGTGGCAGCGGCGTTGCCCAGCCGCCGGACGATGACGACGGGGAGCCGCCGCCCGACCGGGAGCTTGCAACTTATGATAAGTCCGACAAGGGCAACGGGGAGCGGCTGATTCAGCGGTTCGGCCGTGCCCTGGTCTTTGTCGATCAGAACGGGTGGGCAGTCTGGGACGGGAAGCGGTTCGCCTATGAGCTGGGCGAGGGCGAGGCAACCAAGCTCTGTCACCGCATGGTTGAGAAGCTGCGCGACGAGTTGAAGGAACTGCGCGACCTGGGGCCGCCACCGGCTCCGCCGACCGAGACGGAAGAGCCGGACCCGGCCATCCAGGGCAAGATGCGGCTGGAGCGGATCAAGGAATGGGAACGCGGCTTGCGCGCCTTCGAGGCGTTCGCGGTCAAGAGCGGCGACACCCCGAAGGTGAAGGGTGCGCTGGAACAGGCCCGGCCCTATCTGGCGAAACCGACGCGCGCGATGGACGGGCACCCCTGGTTGATGACGCTGGACAACGGCACTCTGGACCTGCGCCAGAAGCCGGACAGCCGCGCCCAGATGCGCCTGGGCGGCTTCCGCAAGGCCAACCTGATCACCCGGCTTGCCGGCGCGGCCTTCAACCCCGACGCGAAGTGCCCACAGTTCGATCGGTTCATCAATCGCATCCTGCCTGACGAAGAAGTGCGCACGTTCGTCCAGAAGCTTTTCGGATACTGCCTGACCGGTGACACGTCCGAACAGATATTTGTCATCTTCTATGGAGAGGGCAAGAACGGCAAGTCAAAGCTTGTCGACGTCATGCGGCACATCTTCGGGGACTATGCCGCCACCATCCCGGTGGCCGTTTTTCTCGACGGCAAGGACAAGAAGGCGGATGGGCCGAAGCCGTCGCTGGCGAAGCTGCCGGGCGTGCGGCTGGTGTTGATGAACGAACCGGACAAGGGCGAGGCGCTGTCGGAAGGTCTGGTCAAGGAAGTGACTGGCGGCGAGCCCATCGAAACCCGCAAGCTGAACAAAGACCCATTCGAGTATCGGCCCGAGTTCACGCCCGTCATGGTGACGAACCACAAGCCGATTATTCGCGGGCAGGACATCGGCATCTGGCGGCGCGTGATCCTCGTTCCATTCGAAGTGTTCATTCCGCCTGACGAGCGCGACCCAAACATTCTCGACAAGTTGGTCGCGGAGAAAGACGGCGTCTTCCAATGGCTGCTGGACGGGCTGTGGCTGTGGCTGGAAGAGGGGCTTGACCCGCCTGCGAAGATCCTCGCCGCGGTCGAAGAGTACAAGCGGGATCAGGACCCGCTGGGCGACTTCCTTGAAGCGGAAACCGCGCGGATGCAGGGCAAGCGCGTGACCGCGACCGCGCTGTACGAAGCCTATACGAAGTGGTGCGAAAGAAATGCGGTGGAACCGCTCAAACAAAACGGGTTCGGGCGAAAGATGAAGGATCGTGGACTTAGAACGATCAAGAGTTGCGGTATCAACGAGTATCTTGGCCTCTGCCTGCTGGACGGTCTGCCGCAGACGGCAGCCCCCCCGCCCCCGGATTTTTGACAACCGAGGGAGCGATCAGGCCGAGAGGGATAATCGCTGGACGGACCCTCTTGGGGAAAGGCGCGGAAATGCTGGGTTTAGGGATAAAGGGAGGACAGAGAGCGATTTTCGGCGGTGGCCCTCATGTGTGCGTGTGCGCGTGTGCGCACGGACGGGCGCGCGTATGAGCCACTGGCGAATATCTATCCCTATCCTCCCCATCCTCCCTAAAGAGAGAGTTTCCAAGGGTTTCAGAGAGATGGCAGCCCCGGCATTCCGGGGAGCAATTCGGGCAACGAGAGGGGCGGCGGCCATGGATGGCGGAGCGGTGATGTCCGGCAGGGGTGAAGATGGCGGTGACGGGCTGGTCACCGGCCGGCTGCGCGACCTGCCGGAGCGGGGCGACCCGGCTGTGCCGGGGCTGGTGTGCGGGCGTGGCTGGGTGGCGCTGATGTACGCCCGCGGTCGGCTGGACGTGGCGCAGCTTGCGGCGGCGGTGGACATCGGTCGCGGGCTGGCGACGGAGATCGGGACGGCGTCGGGGCTGCGCGCTATCGACCCGTCGCGGCTGGTGGTCGATGGCGGCAACCGCACCGAGCCGCCGTTGGCCCCGTCCGGTGGGACGGTGGGCTGGTCGCTGTCGGCTCCGACGCGACGGGTGGCGGACTGGCGCGCGTCGGTGCGGGCGTCGGGCAAGGCTGGGCTGCTGCGCGGCCGGCATGAGGCGCTGTTCCTCGACGTGGTGACGGTCAAGGTGCTGACCGGTGAGGCGTCGCCTGCCGCGCTGGACAAGCGCCTGGGCGTGCGGGAAGACCGGACGCGCGATGCCGTGCTGAAGGTGCTGGCGGGCTACGCCGCAACTTTCCGTCTCCGTGTTCCGAAAAATCCCTCTTGACGGACATGGGCGGTTTTCTGTTAGCCTCTCCGCTAGATTGAGGTAGTGCGCCCGGCCGGAGTAACTCTCCCGCCGGGCGCACTGCGTTTCGGCCCTGCCCAACATGCCCTGGAAACCGAAGAAACCCTGCGCCCGCCCCGGCTGCGGTCGATTGACCGATGGCCGCTTCTGCGATGCCCACGCTGCCGAAGACCGGCAACGCCACGACCGCGCCCGCCAGGACGCGCAGCCGTGGCGCGGCTGGTACAAGGTCAAATCGTGGCTGGACATCCGGGCGTGGCGGCTGTCGGTGGAGCCGCTGTGCCGCATGTGCTCGGAGCACGGCTTGACCGTCGCCGCGACCGTGGTCGACCACGTTAAGCCGCACCGGGGCGACCGCGCGCTGTTCTTCAACCGCGAGAACACCCAAAGCCTGTGCAAGCCCTGCCACGACGGGCCGAAACAGGCGGCAGAGCGGGCGGCGGCCCGCGCCGGGCAGCCGGTCCCCGGCCGCTCGGCCCGAGGGGTGGGGGGGGTCTGATCCTTGGAACCTTTCAGCCCACGGACCGGTGTCTCAAGGCAACGCGCGCGTTCGCGAAATTGGGAAATTATTTTTTTTGAGCGGCGGCAGTGACCAGGGGACGGAAGCCAAAGGCGGAGGCGTTGAACGCCCTTGCCGGCAACCCCGGACGGCGCAAGCGAGCGGCGGCCCCGGCGACGGAGGCCCCGCCTGCCGTCGCGTCGACGGAGCCGGTTTCGGAGTTCGCGCCTCCCGCCAGCCTGACCAAGGGCGAGCGGGAGGTGTGGTTGGAGGAACTGCCCCGGTTCCTGTCCACCGGCCTGGGGCGACCGTCCGACCTGACCACGTTCCGTGCCTACTGCGAGGCCCGCGCCCTGTATCTCCGGTGCAAGAAGGTGATCGACCGCAAGGGCATCACCTACTCGACCGAGACCGGCTATGTGCGCACCCGGCCAGAGGTGGGCGTGATGAACGCCCAGGCACGGCTGATGGCGAAGTACAGCGACCAGCTGACCCAGAACACCAAGGCGCGGATCAGCACCGCGGCGCAGCTCGGCGCCGCCCGCCAGTACCAGTTGCCTCTTCCAGATGCGGCGTCCCCGGCGGCGCATTCCTCCGATGCCACCAAACCCCAGGCGAATCATGACGATCCAGTCGGCTGGCTCCAGTGATGCCGTGACCGTCACCCCGCCCACCGAGGCGGAGGTGATCGCGTTCGCGGAGGCCCATGCTGCCGCCGTGGTGGACCGCCTGTGGGAGCGCTACGCCAACGATCCCCGCTTCGTCTTCGACAAGGCGGCGGCCGAGAAGGCGTGCGACTTCTTCCCCACCTTCCTGCGCCATTCGAAGGGCCGGCTGGCCGGCAAGCCTTTCCACCTGAAATATTGGCAACGCCGCGTCGTCAGCATCATCTTCGGCTTCAAGTGGGCAGCCACCGGCCGGCGGGTGGTGCGCCGGGCGTATCTGTTCATCGCCCGCAAGAACGGCAAGAGCACCTTCGCCGCCGGTCTGGCGCTGCTGCTGCTGCTGGCCGGCGAGCGATCGGCCGAAATCTATTCCGCCGCCGCCGACCGCGAACAGGCCAGCATCGTCTTCCGCGAGGCCGCCAGCATGGTCCTTGCCTCGCCCCCGCTTTCGCGCGTCTGCGAGGTGTTCAAGCGGTCCGTCATCTGTGCCCGCCTGATGTCAAGCTATGGCGTTCTGTCGTCCGACGCGGAGACGAAGCACGGGCTGAACCCCTCCGGCATCATCTTCGACGAGCTGCACACCCAGCCGAACCGCGATCTGCTGGACGTTCTGCACACCGCAGTGGGTGCCCGCGAAGAGCCGTTGGAAGCCCTGATGACCACGGCGGGCTCCCGCCGTCAGGGCATCTGCTGGGAGGTGCATGAGCAGGCCGTGCGGGTGCGTGACGGCGTCGATGACGATCCGTCGCTGTTACCGATCCTGTTCATGGCGGATGAGGCGGACGACTGGACCGATCCGCGCACCTGGGCGAAGGCGAATCCCTCTGTGGGCGACGCCGTGTCGCTCGAGTATCTGGCGCAGGAATGCGCCCACGCCAAGCGTGTGCCTGGTTATGAGAACACGTTCCGCCGCCTGCATCTGAACATGTGGACGCAGCAGGACACCCGGTGGCTGCCGATGGCGGATTGGCAGCAGTGCGCCGGCCCGGTCGGCTGGAAGGAGCTGGCCCGCTTTCTGTTCGGCCGTCCGTGCTTCGGCGCGCTGGACCTGTCCAGCACGACCGACATCACCGCCTGGGTGAAGCTGTTCCCACCGCAGGGCGATGACGATCCGTGGTTCATCGTCCCCCGCTTCTTCGTGCCGGAGCGCAATATCGACCTGCGGTCCCGCCGGGACCGGGTGCCGTACGACCTCTGGGCGCGGGATGGGGCCATGACAGCGACCCCCGGCAACGTCGTGGACTATGGCGCGGTGGAGATGGCAATCCGCGAGGATGCGGGCGCCTATGGCCTGATCGAAGCCCCCTATGACCGGTGGAACGCCACCCAGCTCGTCACCAACCTGACGGCGGACGGTCTGCCGATGGTGCCGTTCGGGCAGGGTTTCGCGTCCATGTCGGCCCCGGCCAAACGGTTCGAAGCCATGGTCGTGGGACATGAGCTGGCCCACGGCGGACACCCGGTGCTGCACTGGATGGCTGAGAACGTCGCCATCGACCGGGATGCCGCCGACAACATCAAGCCGAACAAGGCGACCAGCGGCGAGCGCATCGACGGCATCGTCGCCGCCGTCATGGCGCTGGGCCGCGCCATCGTCTTCGACGGCGGGGGACAAGGCGTCGAGATCCCTGCTGACTACGAGGTGCCCTTGGCATGATGACGATGTTTCGCCGCATCCTGGGGCAGGAACAGGACGAAGCCCCGGTGCGCAACCCGGCCGACGATCACTGGTACACCTCCGTCGACGGCGCAATCGCCTTCGCTGAGACCTCCGGTGTGGTGGTGTCGGCCCGCGCGGCATTACAGGTGCCGGTCGTGCTCGACTGCCTGAAGCTTCTGTCGGAAACCGTGCCGTCCCTGCCGCTGAAGGTGTTCCGCAAGCTGCCGAACGGCGGGCGGGAAGAATCCGATCAGCATCCGCTGGCGGACCTGCTGGCACGTCGCCCCAACGGCTTCCAGACGTCCTGGGAGTTCATCGGACAGATGCAATGGTGGCTGGTATGGCATCGCAACGCCTATGCCGAAATCGTGCCCGGCCCGCGCGGTGCGGTCGACCAGTTGATCCCGCACCACCCGTCGCGGGTCGCCCCGCGCCGCAACGGCAAAGACGTCTGGTACGACGTCGCCGACCAATACACCGGCAAGTCCCGTCGTCTGCATTCGTCGGAGATGTGGCACCTGCGGGCGCTGCCTTTCACCGACGACGGGCTGGCCGGGGTGCCGGTGCCCCAGACCAGCGGCAATATCATCGGGGCCGCCATCGCCGTTCACGCCTATGGCGCACGATACTTCAAGAACGGAGGGGAATCCGGCGGTGTGCTGGAAGCCCCTCCCGGCACGTTCAAGGCGGCCGAAGATCGCAACAACTACATGAAGGCGTGGCGACGCGCCCGGACCGGTGGCAACCAGCACCGTGACGCCATGCTCGAGCATGGGATCAAGCTGAACCGGCAGCAGATCGACAACCAGAAAAGCCAGTTTCTGGAGACCCGCCGCGATCTGGCGTTGGAGATCACCCGCATCTGGCGCGTTCCGCCGCACAAGGCCGGGATCATGGACAACGGGACGCGGTCGAACGTCGAACAGCAGTCCATCGACTTCGTCACCGATACCATGTTGCCGTGGCTGGAACTCTGGGAAAGCAAGATCAATGCGGACCTGATCCTCTCCTCCAACTTCTTTGCCGAGTTCAATGTGTCCGGTCTTCTGCGCGGCGACCTGAAATCCCGCTACGAAGCCTTCTTCCAGGGCCGTCAAGGCGGCTGGCTGTCGATCAACGACATTCGGAAGATGGAGAACATGAACCCCATCGCCAACGGCGACGACTATTTGCAACCGCTCAACATGGCCCCGGCCGGCAGCAAGCCGCCGGCCGCTCGGGCCGACATGCAGGCCCCCGCGCCTGCCGATCTTCCTGCACCGACCCACTGAGGGAATGCCGATGTCCGACCTGACCGACGACGGGGCGATGGCCGCGGAGCTGCGCTATGCCGACGTCATCCGCGCCGTGTCCGAAACCCCCTGGGCGATCATGCCCGGCATGCTGGCGGTCATCACCGACCTGCTGGCGTTTCGTGCGGCCGGCGGACGGCTGTCGAAGGAAGACATTCGTCAGCGGATCGCGGAGGCCCAGGCGGGCAAACCGGCGGCGGACAGCGCGCGGGTGGGCAGCGCACGGAGCGGGGCCATCGCCGTTCTGCCGCTGTTCGGCGTCATCACGCCACGCGCCGGCATGTTCGCCGACGTATCGGGCATGGCGGCGCTGGACCGCTTCCGGGCGCGCTTCCGGGAAGCCTTGGCGGATGAACAGGTCGGAACGATCCTGATCCGCGCAGACACCCCAGGCGGTTCGGTCGATCTGGTGCAGGAAGCCGCCGACGAAATCTTCAATGCCCGTGGAAAGAAGCGTGTCGTCGGCATCGCGGACACCATGGCGGCATCGGCTGGGTACTGGCTCCTGTCGCAGTGTGAAGAACTGGTCGTGACACCCTCCGGCGAAGTCGGCTCCATCGGCGTCTTTTCCGCCCACACGGAATACACCCAGGCCTTGGAAAAGGCAGGGGTCAAGACGACGCTGATCCGGGCCGGCAAGTTCAAGGCCGAAAGCAACCCCTATGAGCCGCTGACCGAAGAGGCGCGCGGAGCCATGCAGGCTCGGGTGAACGACTATTACGACAGCTTCGTCAAGGCGGTCGCCCGCGGTCGCGGGGTGAAGTCGGCTGACGTGCGTGGCGGCTTCGGGGAGGGACGTGTCGTCGGCTCCAGCGAAGCCAAGTCGCTGGGCATGGTCGACGGCGTCGCCACCTTCGAAGACACGCTGTCCCGGTTGGCTGGCCGCTCTGGTGGCAGCGGCTCGCGCAATGCGGTAGCCGACGACAGAATCCTCTCCTTCGTCTGACCCCTCTCACATCGCCTCCCCGTCCATCCCGCCCGCCGGCATCGGCGCGGCGGCCCTTTGTCTTGTCCCCGTGGAGTAGTTGACATGCCCAACCTGAAAGAGCTGCGACAGGCCGTTTCCGATCTGAAGACGGAAGGTCGCAAGAAGTTCGCGGAGCTGAACGCCCTCCGCGCCAAGGCCAGCCGTACCGATGCGGATGACGCGGATATCGCCAAACTCGACGGCGAAATCAACGCACTGGAAGCCAAGGTGGCGGAGGCGCAAGCCGCTGTCGAGGCGGAGGAAAAGCGTCTCGACCGCGAGCGTTCCTTCGCCCCGTTGGGCAACGAGGCGACCGAGGGGCGGGGCCGCTCCGCCGCGGGCGACTTCTCATCCAACGAGCCGAACCCGGCGCTGACCTATGGCTTCCACGACATGGCAGAATTCGCCATGGCGGTGAAACAGGCAACGCCCGGCGGCGGAAACATGGTGTCGGTGGATCAGCGCTTGGTTGGCGCCGGCCCCACCAATGTCCAGACCGCCAACGGGACGGACGACGGCTTCATGGTCCCGCCGATGTTCCGTGACGGCATCTGGGAACTGGTCTTCGACATGGAAGACATCCCGAGCTGGGTCGACGACGAGCCCACTTCCGCCCGCGAGGTGAAGCTGCTGGCCGACGAGTCGACCCCCTGGGGTGCTGGCGGTATCGAAGTGCGGTGGCGGTCGGAAGGCACCCAGATGACCGGCAGCAAGGCCCCGCCGGCTGCGCCGCGCTCGGTCCCGCTGGAGCCGCTGTACGCCTTCGTCACGGCTGACGAAGACCTGTTGGAAGACGCGCCCCGCCTCGCCAACCGCCTGACCAACAAAGCGGCCATCGCCATCAACTGGAAGATCGGCGATTCGATCATCTATGGCGACGGCGTTCAGAAGCCGCTGGGCTGGATGAAGAGCCCGGCCAAGATCGCGGTCGCGAAGAAGGCCGGACAGGCGGCCAAGACCATCGTCGTGGAGAACGTGCTGGACATGTACACCCGCCTGCTGACGCAGCCGGGTGATTCTCCGTTCTGGATGGCGAACCGGGACATCGTGCCCCAGCTCGTCGTGATGCAGATCGGCGTCACCCCGATGTGGACGCCGCCTGTCGCCGGCCTGAAGGAAGCGCCGGGCGGCTTCCTGCTGGGGCTGCCGATCCGCTGGAGCGAGCATGCGGAGAGCCTGGGCACCGAAGGCGATCTGCAACTGCTGTCGCCCAAGGGCTACTACATGCCGAAGAAGGCGTCCGGCATCCGCTTCGACACCTCCATCCACCTGTACTTCGACTATGGGCTTCAGGCGTTCCGCTGGACCTTCCGCCTGGGCGGCCAGCCGCACCTGTCCAAGCCGGTGCAGCCGGCCAAGGGCGACACCTCCAAGTCGCACTTCGTCACGCTGGCGACCCGCGCGTAACCACCCCAGCAGCACCTGAGGAACCACCATGACCGTGAACACCACCGTCCTGACCACTGCCCATGCGGCTGTGGTCGGCTCCATCCCCCCTCGCTCGCACGGACCGGGGGCGTCGTCCTGCACATGGGTCAACATGTCCACCTTCGCCGCCATCCAGGCGGTGGTGTCCACCGGCCTCCTGTCGGTCGGCGCAACCGTCAGCGCCAAGCTGGAGCAGGCGAAGGACGCCGCCGGCACCGGGGCGAAGGACATCACGGGCAAGGCCATCACGCCGCTGACCGAAGCCGGCGACGATGACAACGTGCAAGCGGCCATCAATTGCCGGGCCGCCGACCTCGACGTCAACGGCGGCTTCACCCATGCCCGCCTGACGGTGACCTCCGCCGGAGCCGATGCGAACACGACGGCGCTGGTCTTCGGCTTCGCCCCCCGCTACGGCACCGCCGCCGACAACAAGGCGGCGTCGCTGGTGGAAATCGTCCCGTGACCGGCCGTGCGGGCGGCTTTGTCGCCGCCCGCGCTCTGGAGTGAACGCCCATGGGTTTGAAGCTGATCACCCCGCCCGCGGCCGAACCTGTCTCCCTGGCCGAACAGAAGCTGCACATGCGCGTGGACGGTGCCGACGAAGACACGCTGATCGAAGCGCAGATCGTGGCCGCCCGCATGCTGTGCGAAAGCCATCTGTGTGCCGCCATCGTCACCCAGGTGTGGGAATGGACGCTGGATGGCTTTCTCCACCGGCTGGAAATCCCGCACGGGCCGGTGATGTCGGTCGACAGCGTCTCCTACGTCGATTCCGCCGGTGTCTCCCGCACACTCGACCCTGCGGCCTATCAGGTCGACGTGACCGAGCGGCCGGCGTTGATCCTGCCTGCCCCCGGCGCGGCATGGCCGCGCACCCGCGCCCAGCTCGCCGCGGTGACGGTGCGCTTCACCCTGGGCTTCGGCGATGCCGCGGAGGTGCCCGGCAACATCAAGTCCGCGGTGATGCTGCTGGCCGCGCATCTCTATGCCAACCGGGAGCCCATCAACATCGGCAACATCGTGAACGAACTGCCCTTCACCGTGGCGGCCTTGCTGAGTGCCGACCGCCAATGGGGGGTTGGGTCATGACCCGCCCCCTTCTGGTCATGGGCTTTGCCGCCTGCCTCTTCGACGATCTGAAGGCGCTGGGGCCGCTGGCCTGCGACGTGATGGCGATCAACCGGGCCGGCATCGTCGCGGACGCTGCCCTGGATCATTGGGTTTCGCTGCATCCTGACCAGCTCGCCGGCTTCATGGACCGGCGCGCGGCGCTGGGCAAGCCGGACGGCTTCACCGCCTGGGCGCCTGCCGCCGGGCCTGGAATCGCCTGCGTCACCACCGACGTGGAGCGCTTCGGCACGTCGGCCCTCTACGGCGTCCGCATCGCCCTGCATAAGCTGGGCTACCGGCGGGTGATCCTGGCCGGGGTGCCGTTCGATGACGCCATGCCCTATGTCGGCGGCGCGCCGATCCCGCAGCCGCTGATCGGGCATCAACGCGCGTGGCGGCTGGCCCGGCCGGAGCTGGCGGAGCGGGTCCGTTCGCTGTCCGGTTGGACCCGCCGCCTGCTGGGTGCGCCGTCCACCGCCTGGCTGGAGGCCGTCCGATGATCCGCATGGGCGAACTGGATCAGCGGGTGACGATCCAGGCTGAAGCGGAAACCCCGGACGGGCGCGGCGGCTACACCAAGGGATGGAGCGCCGTCGCCACCGTCTGGGCGCGCGTGCGCCCGCTGTCGGGCCGGGAGCGCCAGAACGCCCAGCAGACCGAAGCATCGGTCAGCTACGGCGTGGTGATCCGCCGCCGCACCGACGTCACCACCGCCTGCCGGCTGATCTGGAACGGCAAGGTGATGAACATCCGCTTCGTCGGCGAAGCCGGGACGCGCGATCCTTGGCTGTCGCTCGAATGCGAAGCCGGGGTGCCGGTCTGACCATGGCCCGCCGCCGCAGCCGGGTGAAGGGAGCGCCGCAGCTCATGAAGACGCTGCGGACCCTGCCGGACCTTGTGACCGAAGAGGTGAAGGAAGCGGTGTCGGATGCCGCCTTCGCCGTCTTCGCCGATGCCGTGCGCCTGATGCCGAAGCCGGGGTCGGGACACCCCTATTCCGATGGCACCTTGCTGCGCCGCTTCGCCGTCAAGTTCACCCAGGGCGGACTGGCGGCGCGGGTCGGATCGTGGGGCCGTGGCCGGGCCGCGCATATATCGCTGGTCGAGTTCGGAGTGCATCCCCACGACATCCCCATGCCGGATGGCAGCGTGCGTCACCACCCCGGTGCGCCGGCCCAACCCTTCCTCATGCCGGCCTATCGGCTGAACCGGAACAAGGCCATCGCCGGTATCCGGGCCGCCGTCATCCGGGCCATCCGCCGCGCGGCGGCCGGCGAGAGCGCGACATGGTCGCCGGAGCTGGCAGACGCGGCGGCCGAACAGATCACCGACGACCAGATCATCGAACTGATCGGATACCCGTCCAAATGAGCGCCGCCGCCGATCCCCTGCAAGCCGCCCTCTATGTCCGACTGTCCAGCACGCCCGCCATGGTGCCGGTGCTGGACGCGGTGCGCACCGGGCGGCCCAAGCCCTACGTCACCATCGGTGACGACGTGGTCACCCCCGGCCCCACGGTCGACGTGGAGTCGGAAGAGATCGTCACCACCCTGCATGTCTGGTCTGACCAAGCCGGCCTGTCGGAAGCCAAGGTGATCATGGGGCAGATCAAGGATGCCCTGCACAACCGGCCGCTGACGGTCGCCGGCTTCCGGCCGGTGCGGCTGCTGTTCCTGCATTCCCGCGCCTTCACCCAGCCGGACGGCATGATCCGTCACGGCGTCATCCAGTTTCAGGCGCGCATCGAGCGCCTGTAACCCCGGCGGCCCGCCGCCACCATCTGCATAGGGAAACCACCATGACCAGCACCCAATCGGTGATTGGAACGAAGCTCTATGTCGGCACCAAGGCGGTGTCGCTGACCGGCGACAGCTATCTGCGCGTCGGCATCGTCGAGAATTTCGGCGAGTTCGGCGACGAAGCCGAGGTGATCAAGTTCAACGCGGCCGACGAAGGCAAGGTCTACAAGTCCAAGGGGATCGTGGACCCCGGCAGCATGAACATCATGCTGGCCGACCTTGAAGGCGACCCCGGCCGTGAGCGGCTGGAAGCCGCGATGGGCGACCCCAACGCCTACAACTTCAAGCTGGAAAAGGACGATGCGCCGCGCGACGAAGACGGCCTGATCGTCGGCACCCCCACGACCTTTTATTTCCGCTCCCTGGTCGTCAGTACCCGCCGCAGCGTCGGCGGCTCCTCCGATACCTGGAAGCGCAACCTGAAACTGGAGCTGACCGAGAGCTACCAGTCGGTGCCGGCGGCGGCCAGCACCTGACGCGCGCGGGGCATTCCCTGCGCCTGGGGCCGGTGGCGAGCCATGCCGCCGCCGGCCTTGTCCATGTCCCACCCTGACACCCGTTCCCATCCTGACCGAAGGATCTCCGACCGATGTCCACCGCTCCGATCTACGCCCGCGGCGTCGTCACCGTCATCATCAACGGCGACCCCGTCGAACTGCGCTGCACGCCGCGCGCCGCCGCCGCCATCAGCAAGGCCACCGGCGGCATTCAGAACGCGCTGAACTCCCTCATCTCCATCGACTATGCCGTGTTGCTGGTGACCTTCAGCGCCGCGTCCGGCAAGACCGGCGAGGCCGCCGAACAGGCGCTGTTCGACTACGGCATCACGCCCATGGCCCGCGTGCTCTACCAGTTCACCCTGATGCTGCTGAACGGCGGGCGGACGGAGGAGGAGCGCCGCGCCGACGCGGAGGCCGCCGCCCAGGGAAACGGCGAGGCGCCCGCCACGACCGCAAGAGAGGCCGCCGCTTCCTGACGGTCGAAGCCTATCTCGACGATCTGGTCGAGCGCGTGCTCGGGTGCAAGGACTGGCCCCCGGACGTCGTGCTGGACACGCCGATCCCGCTGCTGGAACTCGCCGTGAAGGGCACGGTGAAGTTCGTGATCGACACCTCGCCCTTCGCCAAGCGCGAACCGGACGATGACGATCCTCCGCCCGACCGGGCGGAAGCGGGTGAAGACATCGCCGCCTTCCTGATCAGCAAGATGAAGGGCAAAGCGCCTCCCTGACCGGATGGCGCCTTGCTTTGGGGAACCCATGGCTGAAGACCTTCCTGGCCTTTCCGTCCCTATCGAAGCCTCTACGGCCTTGCTGCGTCAGCAGATGGAGGCGGCGGTGCAGGTTGTCGGGGGCACGACCGACCGTATCGACCGCAACCTGTCGAAGGTCGACCGTGCCTTCGACAGGCTTGAGGCCGCGGCGCGCGGCGTCACCCGCACGGCGGGAGCGGTCAAAAAGGACTTGGATTCGGCTGCTGCCGGGGTCGGGTCGGCCGCTGAACGGATCAACCGTTCCGTCGGCATCATCGGGCAAGGCGGCAGCACCAAGTCCCGCGCTGCCGACATCGAGGCATGGGGCCGGGAACTGGACCGGCTGGAAGCCAAGTTCGACCCGGTCACCACGGCCACCAAGCGCTATGAGGCGGAGCTTGCCGATCTGGAAAACGCCCACCGCGGCGGGATCGTGGTGGGAGATGCCTACCAGCAGCAGCTTCAGCGCCTCGCCAACGAATACGATCCGGCGACCATTGCCGCCCGCAAGCTGCGCGAGGAAGCCGAGAAAGAGGCCGCAGCCTTCCGGGTGCTGGAAGACCGGCTGGACAGCCATGGGGCCGCCGCGCGCAAGGCAGCGGCCGATCAGGCCGATCTGGACGCAGCTCTGGCCGATGGGCGCATTTCCTACGACCGCTACACCGGCCTGTCGCGCGCTCTGCGCGAACAGAACGGCGTGACGCAGGTCGTTACCCAGAACACCAAGCTTGCCGCCCACGAAATCACCAACCTGAGCTATCAGCTTCAGGATGCGGCGGTGCAGCTCGCGGGCGGACAAAACCCGCTGCTGGTGTTGATGCAGCAGGGGCCGCAGGCGACCGGTGCCGTGGGTGGCGTCGGTCGTGCCATGGCGCTGCTGACGTCGCCGGCCGGTGTCGCCGCCATCGCCGTGGGATCGGTCGCGGCCGGTCTGGCCCTGGTGGTCGGCGCGGCGGAATCGCATCAGCGCGCCATGGCGGAGGTGTCCACCGCCACCCGGCTGATGGGTGACCGCGTCGGCATGTCGGCCGATCAGCTCGAGCGGCTGGCGGAGCGGGCGGCCGAAAGCGGCTCCATCACGGTGGCGGCAGCCCGCCAGCAGGAAGCCGCCTACATCCGCGCCGGCAACATCGGCACCGCGTCGATGGAAAAGCTGATCGCGCTGTCGCGCGATTATGCCGCCGCGATCAAACAGGACAGCGACGCCGCCCAGGCCGATCTGGCCGGCATGTTCGCCGATCCCGTCGCCGCCGCTGAGAAACTGCAATCCTCGTACGGCATCCTGAATGCCGCGGAGATGCAGCATGTCCGCCAGCTTAAGGCAACCGGGCAGGAAGAGGCCGCGCGCGTTCTCGTCGCCGACAAGCTGGCCGTGCGGGTGCGCGGGCTTGCCGATAACACCACCACCTTCGCCCAAGCCTGGGAGCGCGTGGGCCGGGCTGTATCCGGAGCCTTCGATGCGGTCGGCAAGGCGGCCTCACCGGAGACGAACGCCGAAGCCATCCGCCGGTTGGAGCGCGAGCGGCAGCAGCTCATTCAGGCGCGCAATCTGGACCGCTCCCGCATCGACGCCGAAACCGGCGGCACGGCGTCTGACGATGCCGTGCCCGTCGACAGCCGCTTCAGCGCCCCCGGCATGGGCGGCAACGGTTCCCAGCGTCTGCAACAGGTGGATGCCGAACTGAATCAGCGCCGCACCGCGGAGGCCCGTGCGCGCGAACAGGCCGCCATCAGGAAGAACAATCAGGACCGTGACCGCTTTGGGGTCGAGGCGGCGGAAATCACCCGCGCAGCCCGTCCGCTCGGCACCCAGATCGACGACGTCACTGAGAAGGTGACGAAGCTGCGTCGCGCCTTCGGACCGGACATGGTCGGGGCTTCGGACGAGACCAAGCGGGCGCTTGGCGGCTTCGAGGCGCAGCTTGCCGACCTGCGGGCGGCGGAGACGAAGGGCGTCGACGTCGACGCCTATAAGCGCCAGCAGCAGGCCGCCGCCGATGCGAAAGCCGCCACCATGGTAGGAGTGGCGCGCGAACGCTTCCTCGCCACCGAAGGCAAGCGCATCGAGCTGATCGGCACCGCCACCAGCGCCACCGAACGACAGACCCAGGTCGATCAGGCCGGCGCTGCGGTCACGAACAACCAGACGGCGGCGATTGCCCAGCAGAACGCCCAGACCGAAGCATCGATCCGCGGTGCGGTGGCATCGGCCGATGCCTACCGTGATTCGCTCGCCGCCGGCATTGAGGCCGATGCCCGCCGGCAGGCCCAGAGCGAGGCCATCACCTCCGCCGTCGACGTCGAGGCCCGCACCCGTCAGATCGTCGCAGAGAAGGCGGGCGAGGAAGCGGTGTCGCTGGCCCAGGCGACCAAACAGCTTGACCTTGAAGCGGAAGCGCAACAACAGGTGGTCGCTGCCACCGATGACGGCATCGCCGCCCGCATGGAGGCGGAACGGGTTGCCCAGGTGGCGAAGGCGACCTCCGCCGCCCTCGCTGCCGCCCAGGCGGCGGAAGCCACCGGTAACACCGAGCTTGCGAAGAAGCTCCGCGACTTGGCGGCCGGCTATGACGCCGCATCGAAGAAGGCGTCGTCACTGTCCAAGATCGACGCGCTGAAGCAATACAATCAGCAGCAGCGCGACGGGCTCGAGCTTCAGCAGGTCGAAGCATCGCTGACCGGTGCGTCGGCCGACAGCCGTGCCCGCTCATTGGCCCTCTATCAGGCCGAAGTCGCCATCCGACAGCAGGGCATCGACGTCAGCAAGGATCTGACGGAGGAAGAGCGCAGGACAGTCGAACAGACCCGCCAGCTTGCCGCCCAGACGGTCGATTGGAAGATTGCCACCGATCACGCCCAGGATGCATGGAAGGGCGTGGGTGAGGCCATTGACGATGCGGTCGTGCGCCCGCTCGAATCGGTTGTCGATGCGCTGGTGAAGGGACAGGGCGAGGCGCTGAAGCTGGGCGACATCCTGAAGGCTTCCGCGGCGTCGCTTGTCGGCAGCGGCTTCCAGATGGGGTTGATCAACCCGCTGAAGAACGAGCTGGGCTTCGAACACTCGGCCAGCCTATGGGACCTGCCCATGTTCGGAGGGTCCGGACAGCAACAGGTTATCCGCAATAAGGACGGCTCCACGTCCTTCGCCCCGGCCGTCCAGGGTGCCGGTGGATCGTGGCTGTCCCAACCGGTGTTCGGACAGGTCGAAGCGCCGTCCCCCAGCTTCGTCGGCCCCATGCCGGCCGCCGAAGGCATCGGCGGTTGGAATCCCAGTTGGGGGCAGGTTATCCAGGGGGTGGGCGGCATTGCCGGCGGCATCGCGACCGCGACGCAAAAAGGTGCGACCACCGGCCAGATGATCGGCGGCGGCCTCATGGGCGTTGGCGGTGCCGTCGCCATGATCCCCGGTGGCGTCACCCAGATAGTAGGCGGCGTGATGATGGCGGCTGGCGCGCTGCTGTCGGCGGTCAGCGGCGCAAAGGATCGTGGTGATAAATACAGCATCAGCCACATCACCCTGGGCGCCAATGGCAAATATGCTTTGGGCGCCTACGCCCAGGACAACGACGGTGATCCGACAAGATTCAATGCCGATGCGGTGAAAGTCGCCAAGGGTCTGAATGATATTTCGGCACGGCTGAATCTTACACCGAAGGCTGGTGACAGTTACATCGACACCAAGACTAAATCCGCCGAAGAAGCCGCGCTTGAGCTGTTGAAGGGGATGGAGTCGGCCGTTCCCGAGGTGGCTTACGCCCTCGCCCATGAAACCAGCCTCAGCCTTGAAGAGGCACTGGCTCATCTGGAATTCGCCAACAGCTTCGACCGTCAGATTGCTGGTTTGCGCAGTTCCATCAGCGATCTTTTCGAACAGTTCCAGTCGGGCGTGGATACCGCGAACACGTTCGGCAAGTCATTGCTGGACGTGATCGACACCGCCCAGACGGTATTTACGATCACCGCCGGATCGAAGCTGCCGGGTTTCGCAACGGGTACCCTGTCGGCTCCATCGGGCTGGGCTGTCGTTGGCGAAGAAGGGCCTGAAGTCGTCCGGCTGTCCGGCGGCGAACGGATTTGGAACGCCCGCGAAAGCGCCCAGATGATCGCCGGAATGGGGCAAGGTCGCGATGATACCCTGATCCATTTGCGCAGCACGGACGAACTATCGGCGGTCCGTCGTGCTCTGGGCATGCGGGGCCGGGTGAACCCGGCCACCGGGTTGCTCGGTTTCGACGATTCGGGCGACGGCGTCGGTTCGGACAACAGCCCCGGCGGCGAGCGCGACACGCCGGGCAGCGGCACGTCTCAGGGCGACACGGGCAGCGGCTACGGCGTAGACAGCAATGGGAACAGCAATGACTCCGGTGGCTTTTTCGGTGGCTTCGTTGACGCTATCGGAGAAGCGCTTGACGGCATCAACGAAGCATTGAGCGAGGCTGTAGGGCTCCCGGCCCACGAGACACAAGCCCTCGCCGGCATGGTTGGCGTCATCGGAACGGCGGCCATTGGCGGCATGCGGGAAGCTGCTGCGACCCTTGGCGGTTTCCTGGAGTCCACTTTTGGCGGTGACGCTCCTTCGGAGGCCGGTCCGGGTGATCCGGGCGGAACGGCGAGCGGGAACATCGACCCTGGCGTATTGGAGACGCTGACCCGCCTGCGCGACGTGATCGCCGCCGATCCGAATGGCGAGAAGGCCAACGCCCTCATTGGCGCGGCGGCTGTAGGAGGCCCGCGGAACGCCACTGTGGCGCAGATCGCGGACGCGCCGTGGAAAATCTTCTCAGGCTCGCAGGACGATCCGCTCGGGGCTCTGGCCGAGCTGGACACCGCGGCGCAGCAGCTGCTCGCCAGCACCGGGCAAATTCCTGACGTCCTTCAGCGCGCACTGGACGGCGCGAATGCCTATGCGGCCGAGCTGGGGATTGCGCCCGCGACCGCAGCCCGGCAGATGCAGGAGGAGCAGGCCCGCCAGAAGGCCGATGCGCTCCAGATACAGTTCGACGCCGTCGGTCTGGTCCGCAGTCGCGTGTCCGAACTGAACGACATCGTGGTCGGCCTCGGAAACAACACGTTCAGCCCGATAGGCAAGGACTTCGACCAGCTCGCCGCGGACATGAAGAAGGCGGCGGATGCTTATGTCGCCGCCGGGCAGGCCGTGCCCGATGGCCTGTTCGGTGCCATGCAGCAGATGGAGGCGCTTGGCGCGGTCAGGAAGCGCCTGCTGGACGAAGTGGCCGGCGTCACCGTCGAGACCAGCCCGGAAGAGCAGAGGCTCGAGCAGCTGCGCGGTCAGTGGTCCGCCACCGCCACCGATCTGGTCAAAGCCTTCGCTTCGGTCGGTATTGTCGGGGACGAGCTGGCGGCCAAGCTGAACCAGGGCTTCAACAACGCTCTGGGGAAGGAACAGTCGTCCTACAGCGACAGCCTGGACACGACCTTCCGGAAGTCGAAAGGGGAGGAAGGATACGACTCGGCCGTCAGCCTGATCGACGCCTACAAGACGAGCCTGAAGGACGTCACCGCCCTATGGCCGGAAGGCACCGCCCGCGCCGACCAGATGGCGAAGGTGATCGGCACCCTGGTTTCCGCCATGGAAGGGTTGGTCAAGTCGGGCTCCATCACCAGCACCAGCCTTCAGCAGGTGGTCAGCGATTTTGCCGACACTCCGGCAGTGGTCACCGCCGCCGCCGCCGCGCTGAAGCAGCTCAACGACGCTGCGGCTGAATCCACCCGGCAGTTCGATGCTGGCGTGACCGCACGGGCCTTCTCTGCGGTGGGCAATGACCGGGCTTCCCAGCTCATCAGCCTGGATGAACAGCAGAAGAAGGAGCTGAAGGCATCCCAGGACGGCGGCTATGATGTGTCCACCCTTGTGCAGGTGCAGGCATCCGAGCGGGCCACCAAGGCGTTCGAGTTGGCGAACGCCGACCTGCTGGGCGCTTACGATCAGCGGATCGCCGCCGAACAGGATCTGATCACGGGGCTTCAGGACGGCGCTGTGGCGGTCGCCAAGATTGCCGATCAGTTCCAAAAGGCACGCGACAGTCTCGCGATTTCAGACGACGCGCCGATCAGTCCGCAGGAACGGTTGGCGGAGGCCGCGCGCCAGTGGCGCACGGCCCTGACGACGTTGCGGTCGGACAGCGCAAGCAAGGACGAAAAGGATGCCGCCCGCTCCATCCTGACCCAGATCGGCCCGACCCTGGTCAGCATCGAAAAGACCAACTCCGCCGGCACCGCCCGCTCTTGGTACGACACGGTGATGGGGGTGTTTGCCGAGCTGGGCGACAAGACGGCGCTGGGGGTCGACACCGCCGATCAGCAGCTTGAGGCGGCGCAGGATGCGCTGAAGGAGCTGCAAAAGGGGCGGTCGGAGGCGGCCAACGCCAATCAGAAGACCTATGGCGCGCTGACCGACCTGAAGAGCATCGCGGACCAGAGCAAAGCCGAGATGCTGGCGGCGTTGAAGCCACTGGAACGTTTGACCGGCACATCGAGCACCGCGCCGCACTACTCGGCTCCCGCCCAGGTCCAGGCGGCATGGGATGGGCTGTCGACTCCGCAGCAATTCGGCATCGCCCGCTCCATGGGCTGGGGCGGCCAAGTTGACGATGCCTTCAACATCTGGTTGGCGTCCTCGCCCGACCGCGCGGCGGCCTTCGGGACCAACGTCACGTCGATTGCCGGCGGCGCGCGCTATGGCGCACCGGACGACGTCCAGCGTGCCTGGGAGGCCCTGACGGAGGCGCAGCAGCTCGCCGCCGTGCGCACCTCCGGGTACGAGGGTGGGATCGATGCCGGCTTGAACGCCTGGGTGCAACTCGGCCACGCCGCTGCATTCGAGGCGGCGGTGCGAGCCCAGGCGCACACCGCCCAAGTGCCCGGCTTCGCCAGTGGCGGCTTCCATGCCGGCGGCCTGCGAGTAGTCGGCGAACGAGGGGCGGAACTGGAAGCCACCGGCCCGGCCCGCATCTGGACCGCCGATCAGATCGCCACCGCCATGGCCGCCGCCCGTGGCGAGCTGGGCCCCTCCGTTGTCGGCTTCCTGCCGTCCGGATTGGGCGGCTCCAACGGCATGGCCGCCCTGGTCAAGGCCATGGCGGCGGTGGGCGGCAAGATCGACAGCCTGTCGGACAAGATCGAGGGGCTGGCCCGGACCGAGGTGCAGCAGCAGGCCAGTATCGCGGCCGACCTCGTCGACGGGCTGACCGGCATCAAGGGCGAGGTGCAGGACCTGCCTCGCCGCATCGCCGGAGCCATGTGATGAAAATTCGCCTCTATGAACTTGGGACCTATCACCGGCCCGACCAGCATCGCCATGTCTGGTACCTGTGCGCCGGGTCGAAGGGCTACCAGTCCCGCGCCGACGACACGCCCGCGTCGGTGACGTGGCTCCCGCTGGTCGGGCAATGGGCGTCCGTGCTGATCCAAGCGGCCGGCGCGGCCGGCGGCACCGCTCCCCAACGGGACGATCTTACCCTGATCAACGTGCGGGCGGCAGACACCCTGCCGCGCTGGGCCAACGTCTTCGACGCCACTGCGGGGGTCTGGCTACGCGTGCCGCTCGGTCTGCGTCCGCTGAACCCCTTGCTGACCGATTATGTCATCCAGACCATCACCGAAAAGGAGGTGGACGACGACGACGCCTACAGCACTGCGGTGATTGTCTGGACGGCGCGGGCCGGGCTGCCGGTGCCGGAACGTACCAGCATCAAGCTGCCGCTCTACGACCGCCAAACCGACTTCGACGAGCCGGTGCAGACCGATCGATACGCCGGGACCGGCGGCTATGAGGGGCCGGCAGAGATGAAGGACGTGCTGAAGGAGGTGCCCTTGGGGCATGTCCCGATGGCATCGCCCACGTATCTGGGCATCATCGGCGATCTGCACCGCTGGTCGGTCGGCGGCGGCAAGCCGGTGTTCGATGTGCCGCGCGGCTGGTCGCTCGGTGTGCCAGTGACGAAGACTGCCGGCACGCCGTCATCGTCACAATTCGCCGTCGATCTGGCGACCGGCTTCCTCACCACCGCAGTGAAGTTCGAAGACTTCCGGGTCGAGGTGAAGGGCCGCCTGTTCGGCGGTGTCTGGAAGCGCTACATCGGCGATCTGGCCGCTGCCCTCGCCCTGGAGGCCGGGATCGTCACCAGCGTCGACGCGTCGGGCATGGATGCCACCCCGCGCACGGTGGGGCTGTATCTGCCCTCCGGCGATGGCCGGTCGCATAAGGATGTGCTGGACAAGCTGGTTGGGTCGGTGGCGCGGGGCCGCTGGTATGTGGCCCTGTCGGACGGCTTGGTGATCACCCGGCTGCCGCGCGCCGATGCCGCTACGCCGGAGCGGGCGTACAGCACCGTCAGCGGCTCCACCCCTGGCCTGAAGCCGCTGACACGGACCAACACCCCGCCGGCAAAACAAACGATCCTGCGCTATGCGGAGAACCCCAACCCGGTAACGCAGACCGCCCCGGACGCCACCGATCCCGCCGACGTGGCGCTGTGGACGCAGACGTGGCGCGAGGTGGCCGGGGAAACCGATGACGCCATCGTGGCCGCCTATGGGGCCGGGGCGAAGGTTGCCACCATCGAGACGGCATTGACGCTTCCAGCCGATGCGGCGGCCGAGCTGCCGCATTGGGAGGTGGAAACCAAGTCGCCGCCGCAGCCCTACGAGCTGAAGGTGCGGGACGGAGCCCCCGGTCTGTGGATCGGCGACGCGGTGTTGGTGTTCGACGACGTCGCCGGCTTCGAGAGTGGCGGCCCGCTGGTGCTCTATGGCCGGACGAATCGGGATCGCGGCGGCGGCGCGACCCTCTATGGGGAGCGCTGACGATGGCCGGGTTCTTCACCGACATCAACGAGGTAGCGAACGAGGGGGATCAGAACCCCTGCGAGGTGACCAGCAATGCCGCTTTTGCCGGCACAGCGCCACTGACTTCGCTGCTGACCACGCCCCTGGAAGATCGGGCGGTGTCCACCCGGCTGGGTGCGGTCGACAATCCGGTCGTTATCGAATTCGAGTGGGAATATCTGATCGACCTCGCCTATGCCGGTCTATTGCACGTCAACTTGTGGCAGGAATCCTTCTGCCGCATGGAGGCGTTTGCCGATGCGGGCCGGACCGAGAAGGTCGCCGACACCCGCTACCCCAACGGCCGGGACCGCCGGGTGATTCCCGGCCTGTACGATCCCCGGACCCTTCAGCCCGGCCTGCCGAACTGGCTGCGCGGCGGGCTGCGGAACAAGGACTTCAGGCTCTACACCACGAATATCCACGCCAACGTCAGCTTGTGCCGCGCCCGCGTCGTCCGCTGGTCGCTATGGGGCGGTGCCTACCAGCCGGATGGGACGGACGACACGGTTTACCGGGTCGGGCTGGGCTGGGCTGGTGACGGGCTGACGATCACCCGGCATGCCCCCGGTTCGGGCGACGGAGTAAAGACGAACACGGAGCTGACGGAGACGCCCGGCGGCGGCACCTGGGCGGAGCCGGGCATTCGCAAGCGGACGGCGACCATCGACCTCGCCCAGGTCAATGAAGGGGTGCGGGACAAGCTCTTCGACGCCGCCCACCGGGCCGGCAATGAAAAGCCCATCGTCTGGCTACCCGACGTCACCAGTCCGGAAAAATGCTTCCGCTATGGCGGACTGTTCCGGCGGGTGGGCGACCACGCCCATAAGTACATCCCGCCGCAGTTTGCCTCGACGACGATTGATCTTGTGGAGTGGCGAGAATGAGCATGCTTTCCGAAGCCTTGGCTCGTCTGAGGCAATACAATCTGAATCCGTTCAAGATCGACACCAATCCTTTCGGTCTGACCGGAACCGGTGGCACGGACACGAACCTGGAACCGATGCTGGCGGACGTCGCCACCGTTGGGACAGAGTTGCAGACTGCACTCGGTACGACGGCGGCAGGGCTGTCGGCGGTGCTGATGGCGTGGGACGTTGGCACCGCCGTTGGCGATCCGGGGGCGGGAAAGATGCGGGCCAGCAGCCCGAACCCTGCCACCGGCAGCTACAGCTTGGTTCTGTCGACCACCGATGCGGATGGGGTGAGCATCGCCGCGGTGCTGACTGAACTGGGCGCGTCCAGCTCCATGACCAAGGCTCGTGCGAGGGTGGTAAAAGTGGGCGACCGGTCGACTTATGTTGATCTGCTAGTGACGGGCGTCGCGGTGGCCGCCGGGTATCAGGTGGTCGCGGTGACCTGCATCGGCGGTCCCGGTGGTTTTGCCACCGGGGATGCAGTTGCGATGGGGTGGGTAAGGACCGGTGACAAGGGCGATACAGGCGCTGCCGGTGCGCAGGGTGCCGGCCCAGTCTACTACTCCACCCCGACCGCCGGCACTGCGAATGCCCAGACCCTGTCAGGCCCGTTGGCGTCGCTGGCCGGCAACCCGAGCATCGAATGGATCGCAGGTGCCACGAACGGCTCTATGTCTCGCACTAACGCCTGCCTCCAATCCGCCGACTTTTCCACGACCTGGGCGACATTCGGCGGGGCGGCGGTCACGGCCAACACCGCGACCGCACCGGATGGCACCACGAATGCTGACATGATCAGCGGTGGCACCGGGGCGGGCGTCAACCAGTCGATCAGCGTTACCGCCGACACCACGACCCGCGTGTATTCGACCTTCCTGAAGGCCGGCACTTCGTCCGCTTGCCGCATCCAGCTTAATCACGGCTCTGCGCAATGCGGCCTGAACGTCAACCTGAGTGCCGGCACAATCAGCACTTGGTTCGGCTCCCCGGTCGCGTCCAGCATCGACCCGATCCCCGGTGGCTTTTATCGGGTGTCCGTCGCAATTGCCAACAACAGTGGCACCACCATCGTGCCGCACGTCTTCCCGGTCCAGGGATCAGGCAGTGGCACCGTCTATGCCTGGGGCGCACAGGTCGAAACCGGTAGCGTGCCCACCGCCTACATCCCCACCACTATCGGCTCTGTCACGGTAACGGATGGGTACATGACGCTGGCTGTGGGATCGACGCAGGCCCGGCCGCTGCTGGACTATGCCGGTAAGGCCCCCGCCGCCGGGGCCGTCACCTATGGTCGCAAGTATGTTGTGACTTACGACGGAGCCTACTGGCGGCTTGCCGGTGGCGGTGCCGGTGCCTCGTCTGTGAACCTTGCCGCGACCCATGCGGCCCTCTTCTCGATCTGAATTGGAGTTTCCCCCATGGCCGTTACCAACACGGGCGTGTTTGCCCAAGGCTTCGCGCATGACGCTTGCGTCCTGACCGCGGCAAAGACATTCTACGCCGATGGCGCCGGTGCCGTTCTGCTGTCCACCGCCGGGGCGAACGGCTCGGAATACCCGCACATCGCCATGATCCCGCGGGCGACCATCACGGCGACCCAGGGGCAGCTCTACGGCTTCGACGGGACCAACTATTTCCTGCTGGCGACCTGCCTCATCCCGGCTACCACCGTCAACCAGACGACCGCCATTTCGGCCACGCTGGTGCAGCACGTCGATGGCACGCAGATCACTGAAGCCAATCCGCTGCGTCTCCAGGCCGGCTGGAAGCTCTATGCCGCCATTGGCGTCGCCCTGGCCGGCGGTGTCGTCTGCAACGCCCAGCGCAAGGACTACTGACCATGGCGATGTTCCAGCCGTTGAGTGTCGCGCTGGGCGCCAGTACCAGCGCAGCCGCGATCCGGGCCGCGACGGCACAGCCATTCAGCAACCGGGTTGCGTATGGTGTGGGGGGCGACGCCGGACTTACCGGGACCGGAACCTATCTCTTCACCGTCCCGGCCGGCATTACCCTGCTTAAGGCGCGGTTTTGGGGTGCCTCTGGCGGCAGCGGCAGCAATGGCGGCCCTGGCGGCTTCATGGAGGTGGACATCCCCGTCACCCCCGGCGAGGTGCTGACGCTGGTGATCCCGACGGCGGGTAGCAACTCCGCTGCGGGCAGTCCCGGCGGGGGAGCGCCCGGATATCTCGGCGATGGCGGCGGTGGTTATGCGGTGATCCGGCGAGGATCGACCGATCTGGCGATTGCTGCCGGCGGCGGCGGTATAGGGGATGTCGGCCTTGGCGGTGCCGGTGGTCCGGCGACCGGTGGGGATGGCGTGGCTGCTGGCACCCTTGGCGGCAGTTACGGCGGCCTTGGTGGCACGCAATCGGCTGGCGGTGCCAATGGCAACAGCGGCGGCACGACATCCGGGCAGTATCAGGGCGCCAACTACTATCAGGGCGGTGCCGGCGGCGGCGGATACTACGGTGGCGGCTCCGGGGCGCTGCAAAGTGGCGTTGGGCGCGGCGGCGGCGGCGGCGGCTCCAACTGGTACAATTCGGCCCTGGTCTCGCTTGTCAGCAACCTTCGCGGCGACGCCGCCGCCGTGACCGCCAATGTCGACTATGCGGGTACTGCCGGCCGGGCTGGCAATGCCGGCCGCATCGTGCTGCGCTACTGAGGTGACCCCAAATGGACACTTACTGCAAAGTTGACCTCTCGACGCGGCAGATCGTCGACAGAGGCAACGTGCCCGTTGAGCTTATTGGGCTGTCGGCCGAGGTGCTAGCCGATCCCGCATCTCACCTCGATCCGTGCCCTCCCCAACATGTCGGCTTCGGATATTGGCCCATACTGTACGAAGTGCCGCGCTATGAACCGGCAACGCAATGCTTGTCGGATGAAAGGGACGAGACGCCCGACCCGACGACGAAGGCCATCATCGTCCGGCCAAAGGTTGTGGACCTGACGCCGGCTGAAATCGCGGCGCGCGCGGCGGCGGCCGGGGCAGCCATCAAGCAGCAGGTCGCCGACGCGGTGCAGCGCCATCTCGACGCAGCGGTTGCTGGACGCAACTATTCCTCAGCCGCCGCCGCGGTGTCCTATGTCGGCGATCCAAACCCGCTGTGGGATGCCGAGGCGCGGGCCGTGCTGGCGTGGCGCTCTGCAGTCTGGACGGCGTGCTTCGCCGCGCTGGACGCCGTGCTGGCAGGCGACCGCGCGCCCCTTACCCCGGAAGAGATGGTCGCCGAACTGCCGCCTCTGGTCTGGCCCGAGTAGCCCGCGACAACACTCCAACCCTGACCCTGACCCGGCCGCCGCGAGCGGCCTTTTTCATGCGTGGAGGGCATCTTGAATCTTCGGGCTTTAACCCTCGCCGGCTCCGCACTGGTGACCTATGGCGCGGCGTGGGCGGCCACCGACCCACCGCCCATCGATCAGTTGGCCGGTCAACTCGACCGTGCGCTTGACCTGCTGGAACGTGGCGGACCGGCCGTGGTCGGCCTGGAACTGGTGCTGGGCATCGCCTTCCTCGCCGGGCTGGCCGCGGTCGTGCTCGTCCTGACGACCGTCGTGCAGGCCCTGCCGCGGGCCGCCCGGCCGCTTGCCGATGCCTACGCCACGATGCGCGGAGGCGCGACCCGGCGGGAAGAGAAGCTGCGGACTGAGAATGTGGCGCTCGCCCGCGAGTTGGATGCCATCAGGACGCAGCTCGTCGGGCTCGAGCATCGCGACGAAGAGAAGTCCCGAATCATTATCGCCCTGGTCGACCAGCTGGCGGCGCTGGGGGTCGACGTCGCCGCCCTCCGTGCCATGGCTCCCCGTGCTGTGGCTGACATCGAGGTCGACCATGCCTCCGCCGCCTGACGCCGCGCAGCAACTCGCCGCCCGCGTCCTGGCTGAGTGTGGCGGGGATGAACCCCTCGCCCGTCTCACGCTTGCCCGCCTCGCCCTTGCCGCCAACGGCGGCATGTCCGCCGGCTTCCTCCGGCTTGGCCCTCCGCCCCGTCAATGAGAAGGAATTCGACCATGACCAACCCTGTGTCACCCGCCACCATCGCCTTGGTGAAGCACTTCGAAGGACTGCGCCTGACTGCCTACCTCTGCCCGGCCGGGGTGCCGACCATCGGCTACGGTCATACCGCGGGCGTGAAGATGGGTCAGACCATCACTTCCGCCCAGGCTGACGCTTTCCTGTCGGCCGATCTGGCTGTTGCTGCCGCCCAGGTCGACCGGCTGGTCAGAGTGCCGGTAAACGACGATCAACGCGGCGCGCTTTCCTCCTTCGTCTTCAACCTGGGGGCCGGCAACCTGCAAAGCTCCACTCTGCTGAAGCTGCTGAACGCCCGCGATTACGACGGAGCGTCCATCCAGTTCGAGCGGTGGGTCTATGCCAAGGTCAAAGGCGTGTCGACTCGGCTGCCCGGTCTCGTCGCCCGCCGCGCTGCCGAAGCCGCCCTGTTCTCCGGCCAGACGGCCCAGGCACAGGGCAGCATCTGCACCTGCGACGGCAACGGCTGACCGGCTCCGCCACTCTCTCAATCTGACGCGCTTTTCCCGTGCCGCCGGCATCCCGCCGCGCGGCCTTTTTCATGCCCAAGGAGGGGCAAAATCCCATGAAGACCATCAACGTGCAGCGCCTGAAGGAACCGAGCACCTATGCCGGCCTCGCCAGCATCCTGGGTGGTGTGAGCCTGATCGTGTCGTCCCCCTGGGTGTCGGCGGCGGCCAGCGTCGCCGATGCAGCGGCCCAGGGGGCGGCCTCCGGTCAGGGGTGGCTGGGCATCGGCCTGTCCGTGCTGGGCGCGGTGGCCTCGCTGGCGAAAGACCCGTCCAGCCCGCGGTAA